GTGGCTTACTCAAAGAAGATTGCACACATCCTGATTGCAATAACTGAACAATGACCAATGGCAGAGAAATCACAAACAGCGAATGTAGTCAGCGAAAAATCGACAGTTGGATTAAGTGTTAAGAATTTAATTGGGATTGTCGGAAGTGTAGCAGTTGGAGTTTGGGCGTACTTTGGCATAGTTGAAAGACTGAACAATCTTGAAACGAATTACAAATTAATCGCTACCGACATCGAAAAAAATATAGAATTTAGAATTAAATGGCCTCGTGGTGATTTAGGTTCACTTCCAGCAGATGCAGAACAATATCTTTTACTGGAATACCTTGATTCTCAACTTATTAAATTACAAGTACAGGTGGAAGCTATGATGCACAACAAAGTTAATATTATTAGACTTCAAGAAGATATGAAAGAGGCAAGAAATAATATAGAAAAATTAAAAGACAAAGTTCGTGAAAACAAGAATGGAAACAATTAATGCAAGAGTTGGTTATTGGCTTATTAATGTGGTTTGGGGTAGATTTATTAGAACACACATATTATGATAGCTTATCAGCTTGTTTAAAGGCGAAAAGAGTTTCAGAAAGAAATATGGGAAATAACGCACCTCGTTTGGAATGTAAACCTGTGATGGCGATAACGGAAGTATGGAAAGAAGATGGCAAGAA